TGCCCATATAAGATCAATTCCTAAATATGGAAATGTAGGAATGGCAGTTCGTAATGATGCTTTTTGTGTTCCATTGTGCATATCACATCACGCAGAACAGCATTTAATTGGCGAAAATAAATTCTATTTTAAATACTCTATAAATCCTATATACATATCTGAAATGATTTGCAAAGATAGTCCTTGTAAAAAGATTCAGTCTTTGCCAGAAGGATTTTTTGATGAATATAGAGAATATACTAAAACACACTCAAAAGGTTATGTGTGATAATTCGCTTTACTCTAACAGAGAATATTTTTATATACCACATAAAAAAATTGCTATGGCTATTATCAAGGAATTAACAAACATTAGTTACGAAGCAATAGGTAAAGAGTTTAAAAAATCTTGGTTTGCAATTTATAAAGATTGTAAAGATGTAAGGGACCAACATAAAGTTTTATTTAACAAGATATTAGAGAGGGTTAAAAAGAAAATATGAAAGTAGATATTACTAAACCTAAATTAAAAAAACTTTATCAGGCACTACAAGATAAAAAGCCAAAAGATGAATTTCAGATGGCTAGGACCAATCTAAGTTCTGACGCATTGGAAAGATATGTTTTATTAAAACTAAAGGAAGCAGATGAAAAAAGAAAACCTTAATCAATTAATTGAAAATACTAAACTTCAATATTTAAAACTAGATCAAATAAAACCCTACACAAATAATCCTAGAAAAATTAAAAATGTAGATAAAGTAGCCAAGTCTATATCTGAATTTGGATTTCAACAACCAATAGTAGTAGATAAAAACAATATTATTATAGTCGGACATACTCGTTATCAGGCAAGTAAACAACTTGGATTAGATAAAGTTCCAGTATTAGTGGCAGAGTTATCTGACAAACAAGCAAAAGCATATCGGATTATAGATAATAGATTAAATGAAGATAATGAGTGGGATAAGGATTTATTAAATATAGAAATTAAAGATCTAGAAAATGAAAACTTTGAAATTAAAAACTTTGGATTTGATGATATTGAATTAGAAAACATATTAAGAGATTCAGAACCAATCGTTGATTCATTTTTAAGTACAAAAGCAGAACCAGTACAATTAATGAAACTTAAACCTCACCCTAAGCATTATAAGGTACACTTAGACGATCAATTAGAACACTTAGCAAAATCAATTACGCAACACGGATTTTATAGAAATGTAGTCGTGGCAAAAGACTATACAATTTTAGATGGACATGGGGTTGTATCAGCTTGTCATAAACTTAAACTTAAAGAAGTTCCAGTTATTAAACTTGATATAGATTCTGATAGTCCACAAGCATTAAAAATTTTAACTGGTAATAATGAAATAGGAAAACTTGCTGAAATTGACGACAGAAAACTTAGCGAACTATTAAAAGAAGTTAAAGATAAAGATGGTTTGGTTGGAACTGGTTATGACAAAATGATGTTAGCTAATTTAGTTATGGTAACAAGACCACAGCACGAGATTAATGATATTAATGAGGCAGCCGAATGGGTTGGTATGCCAGATTATGTTCCTAAGGACCACTATATTAAATACACAGTAATTTTTAAAACTGAAGAAGATAGAAAATCTTTTTGTGATATGGCTAAAATTCCACAAGGAAAAGAAAAAGGCAGGACTTGGAGTGTTTGGTGGCCACTTAAAGAAAAGGAAGATTTAAAATCAGTTAAATATGAATAAGCCAAAATACCCTATTTATGTAATTTCAAAGGGTAGATATGAAAATTGTTTAACTGCAAAGTTCTTGATTGAAGATAAAGTTGATTTTAAATTAGTTGTAGAACCACAAGAAAAAATTGAATATGTAGCAAGATTTGGTGAACATAGAGTTTTAACACTTCCATTTCAAAACTTAGGTCTAGGTTCTATTCCAGCTAGAAATTGGTGCTGGGAACATTCAATTAAGGAAGGTCATAAAAGACATTGGATATTAGATGACAATATTAGATGTATTAGAAGATTACATTATGGCAAAAGATTAAAATGTAATGCAAACAAGGCATTTATAATAACCGAGGATTTTACTGACAGATACGAAAATATAGGAATTTCAGGATTAAATTATACTTGTTTTGCAATTAATAAAATTCCACCATTTTATTTAAACAACCACGTTTATTCTACTTTGCTTATAGACAACAAATTACCTTACAGATGGAGAGGAAGATATAATGAAGATACTGATTTATGCTTACAAGTTTTATCTGGTGGGTTGTGTACTGTTTTAATGAATATATTTTTAATTGATAAAATGGCTACAATGACAATGAAGGGTGGAAACGCTTCTGAGTTGTATAAAGGTGATGGAAGATTAAAAATGGCTAGAGCTTTGGAAAGACTTTGGCCAAGAGTAGTTAAAACCGACAGAAGATTTAAAAGACCACAACACGTAGTTGCTCATCAATGGAAGAAATTTGATACTAAATTAATTCGCAGAAAAGATATTGATTGGAATAATATGAAAACTAATAACTACGGTATGAAATTAGTTCAGGTTGGAAGCGAAATTAAGTCCAAAGAAATTAAGGATTTAATAAATAAGGTATAGAAAACAATAACTTATTATTGTGTATTAATTTCACAAATCATTTTAATAATTTATATATTGCAATAGTTTAACTATTAATCTATTGAGAAAAACCTAACCTAAAATGGAGTAATTGCTATGGATAAAACACTAGAGCAAATATTAAAGTTGTTGGATAAGGCAGATGACTTAAATGCAAAGATCAGAGATAAAATAGAAGCATCACTTGATGAATATGAAGAAGAAGATTCATACGATCAAGATGAAGATGATCTTGATATGTCAGATGAAGAAGATTCTGACGAAGAATAAATCTAATCAAAGATAGGCATTATTGCTGGAAGGTTATCGCTAACCAGCTATAAAAATGAATATGAAAGTTCTGTCGCAGAAAATCTACGACTATTGCTTAATAGGTTTATTTTTATTTTTAATATTTTTGACAGGAACATATTTTCCTAATGACTATACTAAAGATAAAATTCGCCAAGACACAATCAATCACATAAAAAAAATAGGTTTCTTTGAACCAAAAGTAGATAACAGCTCTACAGATAAGTTTATTTTATCAATGCAAAAATGTATTGCTTATATAAACTTAGATTTAACTAAGGACCAACATATACCAACATCATTAATTATTGCACAAAGCATAGTTGAAAGTAATTTCGGTACTTCAAGATTTGCTAAGGAAGGCAATAATCTATTTGGCGTAAGAGTATGGAGTAAAAATGGTATGCTTCCTTTAAAACAACACGAATCAATAAATTGGCGAGTTAAAACTTATTCAACGAAATGTAAATCTGTAAGAGATTATATTTCAATACTTAACAATAACCACCACTATAAAGAATTTAGATATTTGAGAAACAAAACAAAAGATCCAATGAAACTAGCAGATAAATTAGATAATTTTAGTACTAGCATTGAATATACAAATCATGTTAAACAAATACTAATTAAATATAAAAAAATTCTATGATTAAAATACTTATAAAAATCAACAGCTTATTGGATAAATTAATCTGGAATCATTTTATCAAACAACGCAATAAAAGATTAAAAAATGGCAAATGAAACTACATCAACATCAGTAAGTGTTCTCATAACACCACAAAAGGCAAAAGGTAGTTATAGAGTTTATAAACCTAAAAAATCAAAAAAGAAAAAATGAAAAAACCTGTATGGGAAAGAAAAAGACCTGCTAAATATGGTAAACCAAAACCATTTAATACTAAGTCTAAATCATATAAAAAAGCCAGACGTTCTGCTGGTCAAAAGTTTGGCAAAAAAACAAGTCTTGTTAAAAACCTTTATATAGCCAAAAAACTTAAAAGAAGATGAGTTTACCTAACGAAATAGTCTTTGGAAGCAGACTGGTTAAGTTAGAATACATTGATAAAGAAATAGCATCTAAGAAAAAGATTTTCGGTGAATTTGACTCAGACAAAAACACTATGACTATAGATAAATCATTAGATAACATTGAAATGAGTAACACACTACTTCACGAGATATTCCATTTAATTCACGATGAATATAAAATAGATTTACCAGCTAAAGCTGAAGAAATAACCTGTAATTCATTAGCTAATGGTATATGCCACATACTATATCAAAATCAGAATCTATTAGAGTTTCTTTACAAATCACTTAAAAAGTAATAATAGCCATATTTACGATTACATTATCGGTTAATTATGGAAAACGAACAAAAGAAAAAAGCTGGTAGGCCATCTGTCGTTCTTGACAGAGAAGAAGTATATAAATTAGCATTATTCCATTGTACTCTAGATGAAATGGCACATTTTTTTAAATGTGATAGAAATACGCTTACAAATAATTATTCAGCAGAAATAGCAAAAGGAAAGTCAGAAGGAAAAATTAGACTTAGGAAGAAACAATTTGATGTAGCTATGAAGGGTAATACAACTATGTTAATTTGGCTTGGCAAACAGATACTTGGTCAAAACGATCAAAATGTTGGAGAGGATTATAGTCCACTACCTATAGATGATATTTTATGAAATGTATATTTTGCTTAAGACCTATAATTAATAAACTGGAACAAAGAATTAAAGCGTGTAATGAT